AGGACTCGTGAAGAAGCCTACCAGATGGTAGCAGATAATGATTTCAAATACGATGGGATCAGAAAACATAATGTAAACATAGAAGTAAATTTTTAATATGAAAGAAGATAATACTATAAAATTCTACATTTATCCCGATGGAATCGCCGATTCTATGGGATCAGATGAACTCGTCCTAGTCCGTAACAAGCTAGGATCTGTGGACTCTAAGTTCGTCTCGGACTTAGTACAAGGTGACTACTACTGCGAACGCATACCAGCACCATTGCCACCAAGGAACGCCGATGATATACTACGATTCATTACTGAGAATGAACTAACCTTAGCTTATGTTAAAGATAGTTTAGATAAGACTGTGATGCTTGAAGTCGGCAGAGGATCAAACATTCTTTGCTCTACTGAATACTCCGAGGATTGTATTCGTACTGCTGTTGAACCCTTAATGGATATGGAGGAACTATAATGGAACAAGACCCATCAAGTTATTCAAAAGAAGACCAGTCCAAATTTGTGGACAAGTGGGAGAACAATATTGAAAAGATCGAACGCAATCGAAAGATAATGCGTGAAGGTCGTGAAGCAGCAGAGATATATAAGAATCTTGGGCTGATGGCAACCGAAGGATACAATATCCGAAAGGTGGACAGAATCCCTTAGACACTACTATCTACTTGACAAGTCCTCTCATTCGTGAGAGGGCTTTTATTATGGGAAAAGGAATGCAACCAAAGAAAGGATACAATCAAAAGAAGTATGATGCAAATTATGATTCCATTGATTGGTCAAAAACAAGAAAGCCAAAGGAGAACAAAAAATAATGTCTCACTTTTATACCTCAAGCAAGAACCCACAGTTCTTAGAAGATGTCACTACGCCACACCAAGCCCTCAAGAACGGCAGAGCGTACCCATCTGTTACTACTGTCCTCGGAATAGTTAAAGACGATTTCCTCGACAGTATTTATACTCCAAGAAAGCTAGTTGAACTAGCCAGAGAAAACCCTAGTACGCATTACTCAATCCTAAAGGATTGGGTGTACGGATTTCGGGAGCATCCATTTACTGGAGAGATGATCTCAAGCTCAGAGTTTGGTACATCAGTTCATAAACGAATCGAGGATTGGTTGATGGACGGCGAGGGCGAAGCTAGTGCTTACGATGATTGGGCAAAGCCATTCGTTGATTGGGTAAATGAAGAAGGTGTGCAAGTCGTTGACTGTGAATATATTATCTCAGATAGTAGATTCAAGATAGCTGGTAGTATTGACTTCATTGGACTAGATAAGAATGAGAAAGTCTTTCTTGCTGATTACAAATGCCGAAGTTGTAAGGACGGCAAGGGTAAGTTCTATCCTAAGGATTGCAAACAGTTAGCCATCGAGAGTGTTATGCTCGCCAGAAAGCTCAAGCTCGATTACTTTCCAAAGGTACGATCAGTCTGCATCGATACTAATACCGCCGAACACTACCACTACGAATGGTCGGACGATGAATTTAATCACTACTTTGAATGTGCCAAACTTTCAGCCAAAACATATTGGATCGAGAGGATGTCACCTAAACCTAAAAAAACTAAAAACAGAAAGAAATAATGTGGATACTACCAAAAAAAATACAATCACTCACCTCAGTCTCTGTACTGGATACGAAGGAATCGGAAAAGGACTTAGAAGAGTTCTGCCAAATGTCCGAGAAATCGCTTATGTGGAGATCGAAGCCTTCGCAATTGCGAACTTGGTTGCGAAGATGGAAACGCAACAGTTGGATCCAGCACCTATCCATACGAACCTTAAAGAGTTCCCATACAGAGAGTTTCGTGGACAAGTGGACATCCTATCTGGAGGATTCCCTTGCCAACCATTCTCTCAAGCTGGAGCTAGAAAAGCTACAGAAGACCCAAGACACCTCTTCCCATACATCGCAGAAGGAATCAGAGAGTGCCAACCAAGAATTGTCTTCCTCGAAAATGTCGAAGGAATCATCTCAGCAAAAACCACAGATGGAGAATCAGTTCTCAGATATGTCCTCAGAACATTGGAAGGATTGGGTTACAAAGCAACGGCTGGAATATTCTCAGCGAGTGAAGTCGGCTTCCCACATCAAAGAAAAAGAGTTTACATCCTTGGCGTATCCGACACCATCAGTAGCGGGCTGCGTGGAGGGCGGAGTAGCGAAGAATGTAGAGATGAACGAGAAGGGATTCTCAGCAACGAGGGAGAACGGAACGAAGTACGGAGCGAAACTGAGGGATGCAGTAATACATCAAGCATCTTGGGGTACTCCGAAGGAACAAGACAGTCGAGCAGCGATGACAGATCGAGGCAAGCACAACTTGGGGGAACAAGTTCACGGAATGCACAACAATCAAGATTCCCAGCAAGACCAAACGAACCTCAATACGAATGGGAAGCCCCTCGTGTCGTTGAAGTTAAACCCAGATTGGGTGGAACAGCTTATGGGCATACCAGTAGGGTGGACAGACTTCGACTTCTCGGAAATGGAGTAGTACCACAGACTGCTGCTAAAGCATTTGAAACACTTATCAAAAGGGTACTATGAGAAAGTTTGAAATATTATACCGGCACTTCGATATGCCATCGGACTATCGAGGATACCAAGTGCGATGGGCAAATGATAAAGCCCAAGCAATCAAATACATCTGTCCTACTAAACCAAGTAAAGATGGATACGGCACAACTAAGAAAGGTGCTAGAGTACAAATCCTAGAAGTCAACGAATTACCTACAGAATAATGATAGCCACTATTGATACTAAAGTTTGCAAAACTTGCAACGAAGAATTACCTCTGGACAAGTTCTATGGAAATGGTACTACGCCGAACGGCACAAAAAAATATAAGCCAAGCTGTAAGACTTGTGAGAACAAGGGACAGTCCTTAAGATACCAAGGTATCATTGAGGAATATTTCGGCGGATGGAAATGCAACCGATGTGGATTCGAGGGTAAGTCCCAGCAATTTGATTGCCACCATATTGATCCCACTACAAAGAGAGATACAATATCGAATCTAAGAACATCTTTTAATTTACTGAAAGAAGAACTAAAGAAGTGTGAACTTCTATGTGCTAACTGCCATAGATTAACGGACGATTACTAATGAAGTACCTACCTCAAAGTAAATTAGCACAGTGGAGAAAGAAGAATGCACCCACAAAATGCCCACTTGTTGAGTACAAAACCTCGAACTGGGTAGTAGATCACGACCACACCAGCGGCTTTGTACGTGGCGTTGTGTCCTCAGAAGGTAATGCCTTTCTGGGTCGTATAGAAAACGCCTTTAAGAGGCTTTCTCGTGGTGCTAAGAAGGCATCTCTGCCCACTATCCTACGCAATATGGCTTCGTATCTTGAACAAGAGGACACTCACTTGATTCACCCAGAAGGATTCCGCCAACTGTACAAAAGATTTTTTTCACTAAACAAGGATTTACAACTTGACATCCTCTTAAAATTTGGCACAAACAGAGACGACATCTCGAAATGTTCCAACGCAAAAGAGAGAACAGATTTATACAAAAAAATACTGAAAAGAAATTATGAGTAAAAACATAGCACAAAAACTACAAGGGATTCAAACGAATCTCAAAGCTCCTAAGGGGCAAACGAATAAATTCGGCGGATACAAATACAGATCAGCTGAAGACATTCTCGAAGCAGTCAAACCTCTACTATCAAAGTTCGAGGCTACCTTAATGTTAATTGATGAAGTTGTTGAGGTAGGTGGACGAGTATATGTAAAGGCTACTGCTAAACTAGGTAACACAGATACAGATGACTACATCGAGACTACCGCTTTTGCTCGTGAAGCAGAAGTAAAGAAAGGTATGGACGATGCACAGATTACTGGCTCTGCTAGTTCTTACGCTCGTAAGTACGCTCTCAATGGTTTATTATGTATCGATGATACAAAAGACCCGGACGCTACTAACGATCACGGCAAGTCCCAACCGAAAGCCGTTGCTAAATCTAAGACATCCACCAAGGCAGTCCAAAAGACAGATGCCTTTGATGGACTAATGTAATTTTAATATATAATAATAATAACAATGAGTAAATACGATAATACAGATAAAGGTGCCCTATTCAAGAACGATAAAGAAAACGAACGTCAGCCAGACTTTCGTGGAACTATCAACGTTGGAGGCACAGACTACCAACTAGCCGCTTGGGTTAAAACAAGTGACAAGGTTGGCAAATACTTCTCTCTATCAGTTTCTGAATCTCAGAAGCAGACTAAGAAAGAAGCAGTAGCGACTGAAGAAGATCCTTTCTAATGTCTTCTACTTTACCAGACTCTGGAGCTAGAACCGCCTTCGATACGGGGGCGGTTCGAGACTCTATGAAGGGCAAAGGTATGCCCAGTATGATACCCACTTGTGCAATTATGGCAATGGCTAGACGCTTCGAGGACGGAGCTACTAAGTACGGAGCTGATAATTGGAGGAAGGGTATTCCTACCTCTCGGTACTGTGATGCGGCGTACAGACATCTTATGCAATGCAGAGATAAGGACGCTACCGAAGACCACTTCGGGGCAGTACTTTGGAATATGGCTTGTTGGCTATGGACTGTTAAAGCCATAGAGGACAACGAGTTACCAAAAGAATTGGACGATATACAAAACTAAAAATGGACTCAAATGATATGATAATACTCTATGACTAATAAACTTCTTAACAATCTATATGACGGAGTTGACCTCGCAATACACTTACAGAACGAGGCAACTGAAAACAAAATTGAAAGCGAAAAAAAGAATCACCTTAGATATTTAGGACAATGCCTAAGGGTTATGAAAGAACAAATAGATGATGGAAGAAAACGAATTAAAGATACCAAAGAATGTGGATGCCGAGGAGAGAGTCCTTGCTCACTGTCTGGCTGACGGAAGCAGTGACTTCTACGACAGCATTGCTCACAAGATAAAGGCAGATGACTTTTATCTTTTTAGACATAACTTAGTTTTTCAAAGTGTCAGTTCACTCGCCCAAAAGGGCGAACCCTTAAACGAAATCTCATTGATAGAGGAGCTTAAACGTTCCTCTAGCTTTGAGGACGTTGACGGAATGACAATGATAAGCACTTTAATGGAAAAGCACACATCTACTTTAGATGCCCAGAATTGTGCCAATGTTGTGAAGGAGAAATCAAACCTTCGCAAGATGATAAGAACTTTCAAGGTTGCTCTTGAGAAAGCCGAGGACGAATCCGAAGAAACGGAAACAATCCGAGGTGATGTAGAGAGTAGTCTTTTGGACTTAGAGACCACAACTGGTTTTGATATGACCATTAGTAACGCCGTTGAAGAACTTCAAACAGAGTTCGAGCAACAGTTATCCGGCGAATGGACAGAGGACGTAGTCAAGACCCACATCCCACACTTAGACGATAAGCTAGGTAACGGAGGCATCGGTGCCGGCGAGGTTGTGGTTATCTCTGCTCCTACATCTTGTGGTAAATCCCAGTTAGCCCTAAATATTGTAGCTCGATCAGCCTACAAGGATGGCACTAAATGCGGCGTATTTAGCCTAGAGATGCCTCAAAAGCAAGTCCTTAAACGTATCCTCACTTGCAAATCCGGGGCGAACCTACGGCAAATTAAGGACAAAGTAATTGCTGATGACAAGATGAAAAAGATTAGGGAAGGATGCGATAGCCTAAAGGATATGCCCATCTATACAGTGCACAGCATCAAGAACATTGGAGAGCTTTGTTCGCACGCTAGGACGATGGTTCGCAGATATGGAGTAAAGCTATTGGTAATAGATTATCTACAGCTGATTCCATTCAGTAACAAGAACCAATCAAAGAACGATGCAGTAGCCAATATCTCTCACACCATCAAGCAACTAGCTCTTGAGTTAAACATAGGAGTGTTACTCCTCTCTCAAGTAAATCGTGAGGGTGCCAGAAGAGAAGGTGGTCTAGCTATCTACGACCTCAAGGATTCCGGCGATATTGAAAATGATGCGGATGTAATCATTCTTATGTGGGCAGAAAATGATGACATAGAAGCATCGAAAAGACTTGACGGATTAGGATCTTATATCAGTATGAAGTACAACGTAGCAAAGAACAGAGAAGGAGAGAGAGACGTAAAAGGTAAGTTCAAGTTCTACACTAATAAAGGTCTTTTTATGTAATACTTTGATGTAGGTAGTCCGCCTATTAAGACGGTGGTGGGTTAATCATATTCCCTTTCGCCGCCTACATCTTTTAATTTATGAAGGATAAAGAAAGAGCAGTCGCAAGAGGACTGGAAAAACTCTACCCCCAACTGGGAACTCTGATAGAACCAGAAGACCAGTTTAGTCCATTCGATTTCGAGTGTGACAAATACATTATCGAAGTGAAGTGCAGATCTCAAGCGTGGGATCCGTGGTTCATAGAAGCCATCAAGTACAACTCCAATATGGAGATAGCAAAAAATCTACAAAAGGATTTTATTTTCTTGACGGAAGTAAACAAAACTGTTTATCTTTACAACATCAGCAAATTAACTAGAAAGGATTATGATTTCAAATGGACTACGAAACTATTACCGAACTCCACAGAGTTCACAAAACAAGGGAAGTCGGAGAAGCCAATAGGGTACCTCTCGGCAAAGGACGCAACTATTTTACATTTATGAGATTACATATATTCAAGGTGCCCGAAATCTATATCATTCCTTCTATCTTCGTAGAGGTTGATGGACTCAAAGGGGACAGAATTATTTGGCTATCAGTAGGGTTCTTGAAATTTACCCTAAGCCTACAAATAACTAAGAGCTAATGAACGATAACATCGAGAGACTGCACACTAGGATAAATCTTATCCGTGAAGAATCAAGGACTGTGTCCTATAGGATAGAGGCTCTTGAAGAACGCCGCAAGGAGTTACAAGAGCAAAAGAAATACCTCAAAGAATTACTTTCTAATATGTCTTAGAGCAGTTAGGTTTATTGTTAACCATTATCTACTAGCCCTCACCGTTTTGTTTTGTTTTTCGGTGGGGGCTTTTTTTATTTTAAGACCTCTGGGGCGTGTTTCATAACCCAATCTCTGAGTCTAACATCCTTTTCCATTTCGGTATATAATGCCTTCATACCCTCCTTTGAGGTAAGTAAAGTCGATAGGACTAATCCGAAACCTTTCTCTACGTCTTTTGTCTTAGAGAATACTTTAGCAAATGTTTCACTCATATGAGCAGCCGCAAACAATCTATTAAGGACTGGTGATAATATATTATTTGTGAAAAATCTTGTTCCCCCTTGTGTTTGCCTAGCTTGTAACTCTGCATCCGATTTGGATAACATTTTTCTTTGATACCCTCTCATAGCGTTATTTATGGATTCTATTTGAGCTATAGTGTTCTTACCTACTACTGCTTCAGCTCTTTCTCTCCAAACTTCATTGGTTAACTTATCTGACATAACATCTACGTCCCATATTGCATTATAACCTCTAGCGTCCGACAATTTTTGTACGCCATCTTTGGCGAATGTTTCTCTGCCGGCTTGTTGATATATGTCTGCAATGAACTCAGATCTAAATGAATCCCTAAACTCTTTTGGCATCTTTTCTATAACTTGTTTAGCTTCAGCACCAGAAAGCAATTTAATAGCACCTATAAATTCTTGAGGAGTTGTTAAATCAAGTTTTTCTCCTTTAGCTATTTTTTCAAGTAAATTATTTTTTATAAAATTATCTCTAGCAATTTTACTAAAATTATTAGCTTGTATTTGCTTGAGAACATTTTTTACATCTTGTGGACTAGAATCCATAAGTTTGTTAAACAAATCTATATCAATACTTTGTTTCCTTTGGAATTTAACTAAATCGATTAGTTGTTCGATTTTCTTTGCACCTTGTGAACCTAACAATTCTTTAGCTATACTTTTGTTAAATGATAGATTCCCTAATTTACCTACGTCTAAAGATCCATCAGTTCTTACAGCGGTATTGACTAAATAACTCATATATCCGTCCTTCAATTTAAGTAATGCTTCCGGATCATCTTTGATGACTTTTTTTAAATCTCTTATGTTATTTACCGCATTAGGACCCTTATAAAACATTCCTACTATTTTAGTTCCACTGTTTGCATATGTTCCGTCTGGATTTCTCTTTAGTAAAGTTTCTATTGATTTATTTTTAGTAGTTAAAACATTTTCCTTAAAGAAGTCTTTGGCTTGATTTCTAGCAGCAATAACATCATCTCCACCTTCTTTGGCTAAATCATCTAATATTTTATCAAATTCATCATAAATCTTCTTAATTGATTTAGCATTAGGGGCATCAGTTTTTAAGGTATTTTTATATAGTGTATATATACCTTTTCGCATATCGTCTAATTGCTCATAAGTAAACTCAGATACAGCCTTTTCTAATGATTCCTTTGGTGGTATTATTTGACCGTATTGATCTAGTATAGGACTTGGCTCAGTTTTTTTAGTAAGTGATTTAACTTGGCTCTCTAGTCTCTTTAAACCAGTAGGTTTAAAAACATCAATTACCTTATCATTTAAATCCTTAGGAAGATTCAAATTATTTAATATAGAATTAAACCTATTGTTTATTTCTATTGGGTTTGGTTTTACACCTCTGGATTCTGCTAGATTATAAAAGCCTCTAAAAAAAGTATTGGATTCGTCTAGTATTCCCCTTGTACCTAACTCACCTACACCTTGTAAAATAGAACCAAGATCATCTATATCTAGCAACTCACCAGAAGCTAAATTCTTAATTCTTTCATCGACTATTTTTTGTATATTATTAGCCAATAGCGTATCTCTTTCCGCTATAGAGGCGATAATTTGATCATATTCAGCTTTAGTTCCCGAAGCCCATTTTGCGTATTGGTCAGCGTAAGTTCCCTTTGGTTTACCTTGTATCCTCGCCGATAAATCAAATAATGTGTCTCTAGCTTTCGCGGCTCTATTTGATAAAAAGGATAAAAATCCTTCATCTAGTGCCGTAATGTTTGCTATTTCTCCTTTTTCTCTGTCTCCCAGTTTTTTCGGTGTTTCAGATATAAGCCCCGGAGTACGTGGTAATTCTATTCCGTACTGTCTTTCTAGGTCTAATATAGATTGCTGTATTGTTCTGTGAGCATCGTTCTTCGATCTTGCCTTTAGCTGTATAGTTGAAATTTTAGCTATCGGAGCTCCAACAAGAAACTCCCAAGCGGCTGCTTCTCCACCTTCTTTTATTGATTCAAATATAGCTTGATTTAAACTTTTGTCACTTTCGGAGAATCCAACAGCACCTAGGTCTCTAGCTAAACTTCCGCCAGCTCTACCGGTAGCAGCACCTATAGCACCTCTAGTGAGTGGTCCAAATTCAGCTAAAGTTTTATATCCAAACAATGCGGTTCTAGGTCCAGTAGCATAAACAGATAATGCAACCTCTGGAGCAAATTCTAAAGATGGTCCGACTAGATCAACAAAATCCTTTGGATTAAATCCGAGTTCATCAACAAATATAAATTTATTTTTAGTCTTTATTGAATCCCTTACCATAGGTCTTAATCTTCCACCTATATCAACTAATCTAACATCTTCATATTGTTTTTTTAGTTGTCTTATATCTCCAGTATCTCCAGAAAAACTTAAACCAAATCTTTCAAATCCGCCAACACCCTCATCTAGGTTTATTTCATCTTTCGATACCCCTAATGTACTTGGAAGATTTTGGGGTTCTAAAAGTTGTTCTTTTACTTGTTCGTAATTAGGTATTTTTACAGTAGGGGCAGAAATAGGACTTACAGCCATACCACTAGTAGTAGGAAACCCAGCAGTAGTTGCAACCTCTTGTGTAACCTCTGGAGATACAGACAAATCCATCTGTATGTCAGAGAGTTCAGTCCTTTTCTCGGCTTCAATAGGCTGTGTTATTTCTTGAGGTTCTATACCTTCAGCTTCAGCTTTTCTTTTTCTAGCATTAGCTAAAGCAATAGCTTGTTCTTGCTCTCGTGTAAAAGTAGACATATTTTTTATCTAAACGCAGCTTTTTCAGATTCTGTCATAAACTTCCAAACCTCTGGGTCTAGACCATCTGGAACTAATTCGTCTGAAGGTTCATCTAGGGGTTTGACTAAATTAGTATCTATTGAAAATTTATCAAATAAATCCATATCAAACTCTTTAAATTCTCTGGCTAAAGTAGGGTTTGTCAATCTCGTTTGATTATATTCTAACAATGAAGATTTGGCGGATTCAACCTTTTCATTTATTAAATCACCCATAATCTCTTTCACTACAGCTGGATTACTTGTTGCACCGAATCTACCTAATGCCTCTTCTAGCCTTCTCGCATCAAATTCAGTAAGAACTCCGGGACCAAGAACTTCTGTTCTTATTTTTCCTAATAGAGATTGAAAATCAGCTCTTGATCTAAGTGTAAGAAATTCTTGCTCATTAAGTGGCTTTTTGATTAATGTGTTGTAAGCAGCTAAAAATCTATTCGTCAAGAAATCAATACCTTGATCCATTTTTTCTCTAGAACCAGCGTATCTTTTTAGAACCTTCAAATCTTTAACAGTTGTTCTAATATCTTTTCTTTGTTCTGCAAGAATACCTCTATTGGCTGTAACATTACCAGCTACAAATGGTTCAGCATCCATTGGAAGTTCTTTGAATGCCCCAGAGCCAACATCGTAAAAAACTTGCTGACCAGATTTTATTCCAGAAGTTGGATCGGCACTTGTTGTGAATCCAGCAGTAACATACCTCCCAGCTGGATTATCTTCATCTGGTGGAACATAATATGTCTGTTGGCTTTCTAGGTCGAAACCTTGTTTAGTTGCATCTGGCATTAATTCAGACATAAGTTCAGCTCTTTTTAATTTTATCTCCTCGGATTTATTATAAGCATCTCTAACAGCTGGGTCTTTGTAAACGGCTTTAGCTACGTTGGGATCATCAATGCCTAGCATACTTTGAATAGCACTTATGCCAATTTTTTCTTGTTCTTTTTGCTCTTGTTTTACTTGGAAGTTTTGGATAGCTTGATTCACGCTACCAGCTAAGTTCACGGCAGCTTGTTGCTCCAAAGCCCCAGCTTGAATTGCGGGGCTTATATCGAGTTGAGATAATTGAATTGGTGATGATCCTCTAAGCATAATTAATTAGTTCCAAATAGACTTAATCCTCTTATTCTGTCCATTTCATTAGTCGCAGCATTTTGGAATGGAATCATAGGTGTTTGAGCTCCTCGGCTACCGAAATCCATACCACCTAGTATATTACCGATGCCTCCGATTGTTTGACCTAATATCTCTCCACTAGCCGCAGCTCCTTGAGCTTGTGCCAATCCTTTTCCTAGAAGCACATTAGCTCTTTGAACATCTGTAGCTGAACCTAGGGTCGCCGCCATTCCGGGGTCTGTGACTTGTGCACCTAGTCCGGATTGTAGAAATATTCTTTCTTCAGCAGAAGGTGTAAATAAGAAAGCAGATGGGTCCACCATAGCAGCTGTAGCTGATTGTAAAGCTCTTTGACGTGCACCGGCGGCTTCTTGTCTACGTGCTCTCTGTGCGGACTCTCTACCTAGAGCGGCTCTAGCTAATGTAGAAGCATCTCCGACTCTTCCCATTCTTTGCCCTAAGCCTAATGCAGTTTGCTCAGCTGTTCTAGCAGCCTCTACTCCAAGTGGTCCAGCAGCCTCGGCTGTTAATCTTTCCGCTTCGGCTACATCCATACCGGCAAGCTGTGCTAGTCTTGGGTCCTCTAGGGTTGATCTAATATCTGCACCGTACTGACCTAATAGACCTAACTGACGTAGCTTAGATTCCTCTTGGATGCCACGAATACCACGAGCTCTTAGTTCTGATAACTCTTGAAACTGTGGAATAAATTCTCTCTCTGCACCGAGGATAGCTCCCATAGTTTCGGGGCTGTAAATACCAGTATCATAAGCTTCTGAAATAATATCGGAAGGATCTCTTAGTTCTCCGTAAGCTTGACCTATTGTACCAGCTGCTCTTTCACCAGCTCTACGAGCTGACCTAGAACCCAAGGCACCACTGATTGCTTGACCAGCTATTGCACTACCAGCTCCACCTCCGAATATGCCTCCGATTAAACCACTAAGAAACGGTTTAATCCCTCCGATCTTTACGAAGTAATTAAAGATAAGATTATCTAAAGGTCTAAAAAATTCTATTAAAAAGTTTTTCATATTAAATTATTAAGATCCTAATTTCATTATAGTAATACCTAGATTTTTCCCATTCACATTGGTAAAATCAGTTAGTTCAACAACGTCAATTTTTACAGTATCTGTTCCGGAAGCATTTACGTGAATGTAATCTTTAGCAAAGTTATTATTATCACTATCGTGTGATAATGTATGGGTCGCAATAACGGTACTATTTATTGTATAATCAACACGTAAATCACCTTGTTGGAAATCATAAAATCCATAAAATCTTACAAGATAGGTACCAGCACCTATAGATATAACTCCACTGGAAACAGTAGCAATATTATCTGGATCAGCTTGTTCTGTTAATTGTACAGTTTTAGTAGAGCTTAGACCATCACTAGCTAATTCATAGGTAGCTACCTTAACGCCAGTACTTTCAGCGGCAGTATCAGCATAAGCTGTAGTAGCTATTCTGGTACTGTTATTCCCAGCTGTTTGAGTAGTCGTAGTAGGGTTTCCTCCTAGCTCTACATCATCGGCTATTTTTGCTGTAGTAACAGCGTCAGCAGCAATCTTTGCGGTAGTTACATTTAAATCAGTAATCTTAGCTGTAGTGACAGCATTATCGTTTAGTTTAGCTGTAGTGATTTCGCCGTCTTTTACTTGTAATTGACCAGCTGATGTAACCTCTAATCCGCCGCCTTGTAAGCAAGTACCAGTGCTACCAGTATAAGACACAGCAGTCTCTGAAGTGTTTGTAAATTTAGCTGCATCTACTAGATTATCTAGCTTCGTTGATGTTACTTGTTCTGTTGGACCAAAGTCGGTTCCTTTTACTAAAATAGACATATCTTATCAAATTATTTATTACTATTGTACACTACTTGTCGAGCGGAACGTCTCGGCTCCGGCGATTTTGAGAGATCTGAATCTAGGTCTACCTAGAGTGCTTGTTAAAGTGAGTTGTAAGCCGTAGGCTCTTTTGTTTCCGATACGTCCTCTGACAGATACATCTTCATCTGAGGCTATTACTCCGCCGAGATAATCACTAGCATTTTTGAGATTAATGGCTCCATCAACTAAGTCACCATTTTCGTCTAAAACCTTACTATCTAAGTTTTCTGTTGTAGCAGCTATAAAAACATCAGATGAATTATCTAGACCGGATTGCAAATGTAGCTCGAAGTTATTGAACTTCTTGCGGTCTATTGAACCTAATGTAAACATTCTAGTAGTGACTGAACCTTGAACTCTAGTGCTTTTTACTGTAGGAGGGCTACCAATGTCTGTGATTACTCTGTCAATACCGTCTTCAAATACTTCTAGCTTATGAATACCGCCGTCTGTGTTTGTTACGTACACACCTCTTTTTAAACCTTTACCAGCTACTAGTAAGTTAGTGAACTCAAAGGAGGAAAAGGTGTTACCATCTGTGTCTACATTGTTTACATTATCTATGGACTCCCAACTTTTGTTTAAGAAGTTGTAAATCAACAAAGTATTATTTACCTCAGAAGTTCCAGTAGGAACAGCTAAGTAATATTTGTTATCGAAGTATATAGCACTAGCTTTATCTACGTGTGCTTTGTTTATTGTATCTATTGTCTTCTGAATACTTTCAGATAGTGGTACTTCATTTCCGCGAAGGTTATATAAGTCCACAAAGCTAAGTCCGTAAACACCGTTATCCGATAAGAATATAATCTGATTACCGACTTGAATCACTGAGTTTTTCGCAGTTAATCCAACTTCATCCGTAAGTAGCTGAGATTGGAATCCACTTAAGTCTCCGTTTCCTACTACGATATGAATGCTATTTCTGTTGAATACAACTAACTTATCGTCAGAGAATGATAACATACCTACGTTAAAATCGGATTTACCAGCATTGAATCTAAACTGTCCGTATACTTGGTCGTATGTATCTGTATCAAGAATATCTGATATAAGAATCTCATCGAATATTTTACGATCCGAATATGTATCAGCTACGTCATCTACGCTATAGCGATAGGGAACCGCGAGTCTGCGTTGGTGATATACACCGTACTCCGGTGCTGGCATATGAGTAAATCCTAGTCCTTCGGAAACCTTACGAGCAAATACTGGTGTACTTGTTAAGCTTTGTCCATCTGTTACGTGGGTGCTTGTCTTAGATGCGTCCAAATAAAACTCAAATCCAGCGGCTAGAGCTAGAGTTTCGTCTCCACTAATTGTAGTAGAAGGATTCTGTGGAACATAAAATATTATATCATTCCCACTTATCTCTGCAACAAATCTTTTTCCGTCAATCTTTGTGTCACCGAAACCATCTATTGTAATTGGATCTCCAACATTTTTTCCGTGACTAGCTGCGGTAGCTGTAACCTTATATAGTCCATCAAACTCACCACCACTTACAACTGAAGCAGTAGCAGCTGTTATACTTGTAGTAGAACCAGCAGTAAATACTTTAGCTACCGTAAATCTTTCCCCTATTACTAAACCAGATGTTTGGTCACCAGAAAGTGTTTTATCTCCTACTACTGAAATAATATCTCCTTGAGATACTCCGTCTGTTTGGTGTACTACTCCTCGGTTTTCAATCAAAGCGAACTCACCGCTTGCACAAACAATCTGAGTGGGCTGACTATACTCTCCGCTTGACACCTTGTCTAAGGTTGGCTCTGTATTAATATTTGTAGCGGATAAATCTTTTTCAAAGGGTGTATCTCCTTTGCGGAATATAATCAGTTTATTAAATGCTTGAATCATTTCAACTGGAGATGAAATGGTCTCACCTCCGGGATATGCTAAATCGTATTCAGTACTAGGATCTGAAACTTTGATTGCTACAGCCTTTGTGTTAGCGGCTAAAATTATATAGCTTTCGGACTCATCGTTGGGATCAGAGAAAATACAAGAACCATATACTTCATTGACGGCAGTATCATTAAGTGCCGGAGTTCCGGCTAATTGTGCACCACCGATAATTATAGTTCCAGATGCTGAAGTATAAGTTTTGTCAGTCAACTTTAATGTAGTAGAACCAGTTATTGTAGCTGTATAATTTCCAGTTGTGGTAGCTGGAGATATAGTTGCTGAACTTAAATCAAACAAAGTTATATTAGCTGTACCAGATGTACCTAAACCGTGACTAGAACCGAATGTAATAACTAATTCATTGCTTACTACAGAAGCTGTTCCACTTAAATCATCATCTAAAGTAAAAGGTAAAGTCAAAGCTGATCCACCTACAGATAAAGGTGCCTTAATATTATCAATACCTTTACGAGTTTGCCACTCGCCGTTTTGAGCCATTCTACCATTTTGGCTATCAAATAAAATACCAGAGGTCAACTGGTCTGGGCGTAGACGATTATTGAATCCAATGAATCCGCGGTCTAGCTCCTCCAACATTCTGTCATCGAAGCGAGTGTATGTATCGTATCTTGCCATTATTCGTACCAACCTTCTTGGTTGTATTCACTTTCTAAATCCTTGAAGTACTCTAATATAAAGTTAAACATACTAGCAGTCCCAAGCCTTTCTTGACCAATAGTTAGCAGACATCTTTCCTTTACCTTTGATGCCAGCACTACGAGCACAATAGCTTTTCTTACGAGCTGGTATATTCTTTTTGATTTTCATATTCGCATCTCCGAAACGAATAATCTTTTCTTTACCACCTTCGCAAGCTTTTACTACGAACTTCTTGCCGCCTTGAACATCTCGGCGAGGTACGTTGCACTTCATCTTCTTTTTGTCGATAGCCATTATAAATTAATTTTATTGTTTTTTAAATCGTCTATGTATTTAGCTTCTTCTGGACTTAACTTATCTATTTCTCCGCTTTGCAATTGATCAATGTATTTATTAAAACTCCTTAATCCTCCACCTCTTTCATCAGCAAATTTTCCTTCATCTCTTAAAAAATTTTTTTTATTTAATTTTATTAAATCCTTAAAGTCCTCAAATGTTCTTTTTCCTAATTTACCAGTTATAGGATCTGTCATATTTTTTTCCATAATAGAACCTAAAATAGCATCCAATGGAGGTTTAGTAGCTTGGGGCATAGAGCCTAATACTGGAATAGGAGTTGGGTCCATAGCACGAAGTTTCATACCAGAAGCATCTACACTGTAAGCAGCTTTAATGCTACCGTCTGGGTTTCTCTCTATCTTAATCATTACTTCTTACTCCTTACTTTTGCTTTTGGTGTGTTACTTACAAATTGTTTTCCTTTTGCTCCGCCAGCTTTTTTCTTGCGAGCTGTAGCCGCTCTTTCAGACTTAGTGAGACTCTTGGCTTTTGCCATTGGAAGACAACGGTCTGGTCTTTTCTTATCTTTTGAGGTTCCACAAGGTCCTTTGATTGAACCGTCAATTCCGATTCGTACCCAGTTTTGTTCTCTCCACTTTTTAAGCTCACCCATTATTTGATTTCTTTTCTTCCGCTATTCTTTTTAGATAAGTACTTGAAGCCTTTGTCTACTACTTTATTGATACCTTTGGTTATGTACGGTGCAGCGATTGCGGCGGCGGTAGTAGCTATGTTTGCTCTAGAAACCAACTTAGCGGCTTTAGCGGCTTTGGCTGCTGCTTCTTTAGCTACCTTTGTAGTATAACTTCGTGCTGCTCTTTTCTGGTATCCCTTGACTTCGCTTTCTCCGTATCTCTGCAAACGTCTTCCCTCTGGATCAGACCTTCTGGATCTAGCTCTTTTCAAATCTTCATCGTAGGATTTACCAACGTTACTTCCGTATGAATTTTTAATTTCTTTTCTCATAATAAATAGTTATTTCTTCTTCTTAGATTTCTTTGCGTAGTTAGGGTCTTTACAGTACTTACTAGCTGCCATATTAGCATAAGCACTAGGATACTTATCAAAAGTCCTACGTGCCCAAGCGATTCCTTTTTTACAAATCTTAGCCATTATACTTTCTTACGTGTTGAGCCTACGCTAGGACGGCGTATAGCCTTTGCTTCACTTTCGGCGGCACAAGCTGGACAGCAAGAACCCTTCTTCTTGTCTCCTATTACTACAACTGATATAAGTCCTCCGGGCATTACTTACCGTAGCCTTTCTTCATTTTACCTTTACCTTTACCGACTCTTTCGCCGCAACTTCCTTTTCCGTATTTGTCCATAGTTATTTCCTCTTGATTAGTGTTATTGCTAGTAAACAAAGTCCCATAAATAAACCAACAAATGCTGGCTCTGGTACGCTGTTGTATTCTACTGAAAGTCTGTAATCCACTTCGTTCCAATTGTATTGGACTCCCTCGTATAGTAATCCATCGAACTCACTGTATGCCCATTCTGGAATAGAAGGTACATAAAAATAGTTGTAATCATTTGATGCAAAGTTATCACCCCAATCGTAATCAGAGTTTGTTATAGCTAGTGGACGTGTTGTGGCTTCGTGGCTCATTTTTTGAAAAGGGATGTAAAGATTGAGGCAAACTCTTTGAAGAGCTTAGAGATGAAGTTATCCTTAGGTAAAAACATCACTACTATTGATATTATACCAATGTAGGCAAATGCTATACCGAGCATATTGTCTTTGTAGTTATCGAATATATATTTAAAAAATTCCATTATTATATTGGTGATACTTGCCGATGGGGGTTTACCTCGCCATCCATTGGCTCAAAGGGTGTTTCTATTGTGGGTAAATCGGACTTGACATCATTGGACTCTGTGCTAGTTTCAGAGGATGAATTACTTTCTTGAGATTGGTCTTTACTTTCAGTTTGCTGTTCTTGGGTTTTCTCTTGCTTATCTTCTTTATCTTGTTCTGAATCGCTTTCTTTAACCTCTTCACTTTCCTCTGATGAACTATCTTCTTTTGATTCTTGCTCTTGGCTTTGGGACTCTGATGATTTATCAGTTTGTTGTGGCTGATCGCTTTGAGAGGAACTTTCGGCGGAAGAACTATTTGAAGAAGGAGAGGTTCCTTGTGTGGTGTCCGGAGCGTCAACAGCTGGTTGAGAAATCTGTGACTGTTCGGAAACCGCAGCGATCTTCTCAGCGATAACCACTTGACCCCAATCATTCAACTCGTGGAAATCAACAAAGGTATCAATGAACATTGGAACTTCGATACGGTTTTCGACAACATCGTTTGCGATGTTTGCCACGAAGACTTCTGTTTGATCTACAGCAACCGTTGTCTGAGCAACTGCGGCTGTACTTACAGCGACACTACCAGCAGTTCCTAATTCGCTAACCTTCTGTACAACCGGAAGTTCTTTTACTTTTTCAAGAAGAGACTTTTTAAGTTGCTTACTAGCTGACCTAGCTTGCTTGATAGCTTCAGCAGACTGCTCTTTAACTTCTTCAGCACTTTGATAATCTTTGCCTTCCAATACTTGGGACAAAGAATCTCGCAGTTCTTTGAGTTTTTGTTTTGCAGTTTGCTTATCCATTTACAAAGTTTACAGATCATACTATTTACTTACTGCTGCACTTCCGAAGTAGAAACTGATTATACTAATAACGGCTGTCTTGATTTCGGGGAGAATGATGTATCCGTGAAGAGTTTGGTAATTTGTACCTTTGAAGATTCCGAACCAATTACTGTAATCAGTAGCTATGGTAACGCCGGATTCACTATTTGCTAGAATAAATGGTGCAATGATTACGCCAAATAAAACTGTTAATACAATAATTCTACGTGTCCAAGCACCAAAGGCATCTACCCTAGCTGCTGCGGCATCGGCACTTTCGTCTGATGCTTTTTGTTTTTCAATTAGTCCTTTAGTAAGTGCTGCTTGATTTTGTACTAGTGTACCTACTAATTTAAAGATAAAGCCAGAAGCTCCACCACCTAACATTGCTAATAATTCTGGTGTCATTTAAGTTCCCTCCATAGTTTATAGATTGATAAAACTGTTAAAGTGATCAGAACAAATTTTGACACTACACCGAGCATTAGGTCTACGTTCTGTATTGTATCCGTGGCTATCCAGCCGAAGATACCAACGGATAATCTTTGTAGTGTCTCCTCCATACTAGACTTCCTCTGGTTCCGGGAAGGTGACGCTATTTGTAATAGCTGACTCTTCATCTTCTGTTAGTTCGTATCCGTCCACAACAAGGGCGTACTTGCTGTCAGCAGTCACTTGTGGGTAAGTGTGATAACGAGTACCAGAGCCTACTCTGTGGTAAGCATAGCCTCGTCTAGCACCCTCTGTGTCTGCTCTTGCAATCGCATCAGCCTCTGTGTCGTATACTAAATAGTTAATTGTTTCTTCGCTCATAATTAAAAAATGTTATAATTGTTATTTACATCGTCTTGAAGTACTGTTCTGTCAGCCGATAAATCTTCAGCAAAAGCAATGACTTCTGTAATTCTAGAATTGTATGGGTCTGCATCTGAGTTTCTTGCACCGATTCTAGTAAACGGAAGGTTTGGAGGAGTATTAGATGTTGTGTCTCCTTCTTCTACATTATTTGCAAATAGTTTATCCTCGTCAGTTCCATTAGTATACCAAAAATATAATGATGTTACATCAGTTGGAACAGCTCTATAGTTTACAGTTACACCTCCAGCTTTTATTTCTAAATCAGTAGAGGTATCTAATCTCATAAAACTAGTACTAGCACTAAATCCTAAGATTGCTCTTGCTGCACTTCCGCTACTATCTTCATCAAGTACAATGATACAAGTCTTAGCAGTAGTAGTACTAGATTTATCAAGAACTCTTGTACTTCCACTTACAAAGTCTATTGAATTATTTCCCTTGTAGTCTTTTA